AATAATAGGAATAACGGCGGCAGCAAAAATAGCAGTCAAACCTATTACTGAGTAATAGATTGCGACTGCTGATATAGATAGTCCACTTAAAAGTGTTAAGTATGCAATTAATTTTTCATTTAATGTTATTTTCATTAAAATATTTATTATCTATCAACCTCTCCTCATTCTACTAATGTCGATAGCTTCTTGATCACTAAAGATAGGTACTGCATTACTTTTATGCATTGTTCCAATGCCGATAATTTTTGTACCTGTATATTGAGGAGTTTGACGTATATTTACCGCACCTGTAACCCAAGTGTTGAGACTTTTAGGTTTAGGATCATCGGCTCCTCTGTGCTTAGGAGTTGTATCTGTCCACACTGGTGCAGCCAATGCACGTTTACGTCGTTTATCTTCTTGCTCAATATTGTGGCGCTTTTTAAGCTCTTGCCATTCTTGATTCAATTGCTCAGCCTGACGTTTAGCTTCGGCAGAAGGCCATTTTTTCTTACCTTTTTTCTTACCAGTTGTGCTAAGCCAAGGGCCCACAATGTGCATAGACATAATCAATCTGCCCGGGTATAGTTCAGAACATTACCAGCACCATATTGAGATTCGGCTAGCATTTTAGCGTCATAATCGTTATTAGCCCAAACATAAGTATGTGTAGTTTGATAAGAATTAATACGTACCCAAACTTGATATCTATACATGGTTGATTCTCCTGTGTTGATAATTACAATTATACACTATTATTGACTAAATGTCAATTAAGTTATTTTTTTAGATTAAAGAAGGAAAATGGGCATTTTTTCTTTCTAAAATTCATTAATTTTAAAAATGGTTCGCCAATTTCGTACAAAAATTTAAGATTTTTACGAGGAATAACCTGTTTAGCATTAACCATTGCTTTGAATGCTTTATCCAATTGTTCGTCGTACATCTTTCTTACCAATTTTACATTAGATCCATTTTCTGGTAAAAATCTAACTGTAAAAATAGGTTGACCTCTGTGAATATTCAAAGGCTTCGATGAGTCAGCAATTTCAAATGTAAAATCTAACGGCCTTAGCCATTTTCCAATATTAAAAGTTCCGGGAATAATTTTGATATTTTGATTTAATTCTGAGTGTTCAAGTATAGGTGGTAATAATTCTACCATAACAGATTCGTCACTCCAAAATATAATTGCCGGAGGCATTGTAAGTTGAAATGGATCGTCAATTTTTACTATATTTCCTCTAGCAACAACAAACAGATCCCAATAATCCTGAGAAAAGTTTTGTGATGATAAAGTGTTGCCGTTTGTTGGATCCCTAGAAATTGTTATCGTGTCTGTGTAGGGACTTAACACGTAATATGAATTTTTACAATAGTCAGCAAATGCCGGACATCGCAAATAATGCGAACCTCTGTTTAGTTTTTCATCATTGTCTCTGTGTTTGCTCAAATATGAAAAAACATTAACTGGTTCTAGACCAATCAAATCAACTGTTTCAGCTTGAAACTTTTTATGTGTTAAATCAAAATAAGCATATGAGTAATATACTGTAGCCATAATTAAAAAACGGTAAGATAATTTCTTACCTTACCGTTATTAAATATTAAAATCCAACGCGGACACCAAGGCCCCAAGCTGTTTCTTTAATATCTTGATAGCTCTTGCTACCACCGACACTTAGGCTTACCTGCTTTGCAACAGGAACACTAACGCCAGCAAATGCTACAGTTTGAGCAGGATTCTTGTCATTCCAGTTTACACGAGTTTTAACACCACCGAACGCATATACTGGTCCAACTGGCATACCTGCACTGGCACCAACAAGGCCATATTGGAAACTACGACCACCGTTGAATCCATTATCGTGGCCAAGTCCACCGAAAACATTAACCACACCCATTTGTTTTCCTACTGTGCCTTCGAGACTATTAAGCATCCCACCTCCTTCGAATGCAGCAGTACGAGCTTGCAATCCAAGATTAAGTCCTAGAACATCTTTTCCTGCACGTAGATATTGAGCATGGCTCACTACTCCTGTCTTGTCATCCTTAACTCGATCTAAGTCTAGACTGACAAAATTAGCAGCCGAGGCCGCTGTAGTGGCTATGGTGGCCGCTAAGGCCATAATAGTTTTCTTCATAATAATAATTTCCTTTATAATAACAAATGATTTTCATCATTCAGTTTATTATATATCATTCTTTGTGAGATGTCAAATTATTTGTAGATGATAATCTTTTATAATTTTCCATAAATGCACGGCTATTTTTATCTATAGCTTCTTGAACTTCCTTAGGTTGAATTCTAATTAGTTCAAGAGTTCTTATGTGCATTTGAATTATTTCTTCTTTATGCTTGCGTATTTCTATTTCAGTATTTTCAATACGAGATCTTGTTTCTTCAATTTTAGCATATCGATTTTCAATCCAAAATGCCCCAGAAACAGCTCCGACAACTAAAAATATTGTCACAGCAAGTTCTTTACTTGACATTTTTCTTAATGTGTCAATTATACCTTTAGTTTTTTCAACATCTACTGGCATGATTTAAGCGTTAATAATTATACCTTGCATAGGCGGGCGTCCTGGAAGATTTATCCAACAAATACTGCCTAATGCTTGCCATTGTATTATTTGCCAACCAATGTTATTCATACAAACATTTCCTTCCCACATTCGAACAACTGGATTCCATCTTACCGCAGAGTTAGCTGTAATAGAAAATGTTAGTAGCAATAACGAAATAATGTATTTCATAGCATTATTTATTAAAAAAATAGAGCCTTTCGGCTCTATTTGCTGGTTACGAGATTCCAGCCCTACTCTATCGTTGTAGGCGATTTACTTAATTTGACTCCAAACACGTTGTCTAATTTGTTGTGTTAGACTATCAGGTAACGGAACATAATCTAATTCCAATGCTGCCTGTTTACCATTCTTAAATGCCCAATCAAAAAACTTTAGGACATCTTGACTAGCTGCTTTATTTTCTGGATTCTTGTACATGATAATAAAACTAGCAGTACTAACTGGCCATACATTATCACCACGTTGATCAACAATGCTTAAACCCATACCAGGAACACTAAACCAATCTGCACCTGCGGCTGCTGCTGCAAATGTTAGATCATCCGGACTAACCCACTTGCCACTCTTGTTTTGTAGTTGCATGAATACTAGATTGTTTTTCTTAACATATGCATACTCGACATAACCTATACTACCTTTGATACGTGCCACATTAGCAGCCACACCTTCATTGCCCTTGCCGCCAACTGAAGTTGCTGCGGGCCATTTAACTGCGGCACCACGTCCGACCTTATCAGCCCAATCTTTACTTACAGTAGCTAGATAGTCTGTCCAGTTAAATGTTGTTCCACTACCGTCTGCACGATGTACAACAGTGATTAGTTGGTCAGGTAGTCGTTTACCTGGATTTAGATTTGCAAGTTTAGGATCATTCCACTTTGAAATTGTTCCTAGAAACATTTCTGCCATAACAGGACCGGTTACACGTAGTTCACCTGGCTTAAATCCTTCTAAATTAATAATAGGAACAGTTCCACCTATGATTGCAGGAAATTGTACTTGTCCATTTTTATCAAGGTCTTCGCCCTTTACTGGTGCATCTGTTGCACCGAATGTAACAGTTTTGTTGTTTATTTGACGTATACCTCCACTACTACCGATACTTTGATAGTTGAGTCCTACGCCAGTTTCCTTCTTATAAAGTTCTGCCCATTTAGCATAAACAGGGAATGGGAATGTTGCTCCTGCACCTGTAATATCAGCGGCGTGTGCTGTGATGCCAATAGTAGCACATAAAATTGCAAATAGTTTTTTCACAAGTTTCTCCTTTTTCTGTGTATAAAATTATTTACAATTATAGTAGCAGAAAATTGTTACAAAATTATTACAGTTTTAACAATGTCAAAAGAAAAGGCTACCGAAGTAGCCTTTCTCTTAGCCAAGATGAAATTACTTCTTAGCTTCTTCTTGTTTAGCAGGCTCTGCTGGTGCAGAAGGTGCAGAAGGTGCTGCTGGAGCAGCAACTGGTGCTGCTTCAACTGGCTTTACTTCTTCCTTTTTACCACAAGCAGCCAAGGTGATAGCTGCTAACAAAGTTGCCATAGTAACAATAGTTTTCATAAATTTCTCCGTCTGTAAAAACATTTATTTATTATAAGTGTTTTCACTGATATAGTCAAAAGAAAAGGCTACCAAAATAGCCTTTATCTTAGATGAAGTAAAATTACTTCTTAGCTTCTTCCTTCTTAGCAGTAGCAGCTGGCTTTGCTTCGGCCTTCTTCTCATCCTTCTTGGCAGGAGCAGAAGCAGGCTTAGCAGGTGCTGGTGTAGCAGCAGGCTTTGCATCTGCCTTAGGAGCAGGAGTTTGAGCCATAGCGGTTACTGCAAAAAGAGTAGCGATCGTTGCAACGATTGATTTCATATAATTTCCTTTTTAAGTTAATGAAATATGGTATTTCTACCTGTGTAATATATTACAGCATTGTTCTGTAATTAACAATACAGATAATAATATTTATTTTACCAAAATAAAAAGCACCCGAAGGTGCTTTTTAGGTTTGTTGGGTAAGAAGGCCTTTCCTGCCCCCTGGAGTTTACGCTGCTAGACGGCTAAAGCGTATTCTTCATCGTAATTTGATAAATAATAAAAAGGGGATGTTATGTTTCTACCGTATGTGTATATTGTTCGTAACAGAGTCAATGACAAATTTTATATAGGAATGCGTTCTGCAAACAAAGTAGTTGCCGAAGAAGATTTAGGAATTAAGTATTTTACTTCTTCAAAATATGTAAAGAATAATTTTTTAGATTTTGATATACAAATAGTAGCATATTTCGTAGATCAATTATCAGCGTTTGAGTTTGAAAATGAATTGATCAAAGAGCACTGGGGAGATCCATTACTTCTCAACCGGCATTATCAAAAATCAATGTCTAAATTTTCAATGACTGGAGCCAAACGAGCAGATTTAGCAGAATACAACAAAAAGACAAAATCTAAACCTAAAGAAGAGAGAATTTATAAATGTGTTATATGTAATGAAATTTTTACACGATTAGAATTTTGCCATTATCCAATTAAAGAAGAATTTGTATGCGGGCATAAATGCAACGGAGTTCGAAACGGTAGAAAGACTTTAGGTAAACCAAATTTAAAATCAAGAATATCGTTGAAGGGAAGACCGGCGTGGAACAAAGGAAAATCACATTCGGGATTCGGATCTTCTAACAATCCTATGAAGGACCCAACTAAAGTGGCGAAAATGTTAGAAACTAGAAGAATCAATAAAGAAAAGAAGAGGGGCAATAAGCCCCTCTAAGAAGCGTTTGGTTATAAGGCGCTTCTTAAACCCCATTCAAGGCTCACGCGGCTAAGCGTACCTCGAACTGCTCATCATTGGCAGCATTTACTTGTTTTGCTTCTTTTACGGAGATCGCCTACCGTGCTGTCCACTCTGTTACTCTTTACCCCGTCGAAACCTGGTCAGGCCCATCAAAAGAATACTGGTTACGGCATCCTTACCTTTCGGCTCGCCAGACAATGTAACTGACAATATTCTTTTGGTGGACCTGGGCGGAATCGAACCGCCGTCCGGAACACGTTTCTCTTTGCTTCATACAGCAATAATTATTGCTTACGATAATAATCATCCAACCAAACTAGGGCTGCAATAATTACTAATAATAAACAAGTTTCAATCATAATTATATATTTAATTTAATTAATTGTCAAGTAGCAGACTTCCCGGAGCGTGTGGAGCCTCTGCCAAGCCTACTGAGCCTTTCACTGCAACAATCTACTATGTAAATTTACCCCCGCAAAAGTATAATTATTTACACATTTGATAAATCATATAACCCAATTACACCCGGACCTTTACAATTTTTATCATTCATAAAAGTAAAAACCTGTGTTCTATTTCCAGACTTATTAAAGCTGATATGATGCCAAGGTAATTTAGATCCAGTGGTTTTATATTCTAATATAAATTGATCATATGATATATTATCACGTATCCATTGTGCTCTAGTAAAATAATCTGCTTTACTGGCCTTAGAATATTGTATATCACAGGCCATTCCTAATGGATGTTGGCTAGTCGACGATCCTACACCTCGTTTTCTAAATGAACAGGTCATAAATGCATCGGGATATTGTGCTTTAATAGGATCAAAACAATTAATTACCAACAATCTTAGATTGTCACACACTGCCTGTACAGTAGTTCCATTGGTAGGAGCAATTGTAGCAACATCATATGGAAATACAACACCCGGTACCTTAGTTACTGTTTTTACGTAATACGTAATTCCAGTAACTGCACTAACATAAAGAATGGTATCATCCACAGAGGCTGCTAATGTTACCGTACCAGTAGTATCTCCGGGAACAACTGTCCCGGCTGTTGGATCTAAATTAGTTGCTGTAGTAATTGCTTTAGCACCTGCTTCTATATCAGCAGCAGAGATTTCACCGGCAGCAATTAGCTTTTGCTGATTTAATGTTACATTTGTTTCGTTAGTATCACCGTCAAGCTCTTGATTCACTGATGTGTCAACTCTATAGGTGGGTGCATTAATTGCTTTAAGTACAGCAGCTTCTGGACCTTCGGGATCTTGCCATAATGCAATAGGTACAAAGTTAGCATAAACATTTTCGCTGTGATAAACATCTATAACACCTTTACCTGTATAATCTTTTTGCGGGGTTGCACTTGCTATATATGGCATATGATTTACTTAAATCAGTATTTATCGTAGTGCTATACCGGTAGTACCTTGTAAATATTGATCTGCTGCATCTTTTTTACTTGGTATAGTTACAAAAACGTGATCTTTTTTAATTGTTAGCACATCTTTATTACCTAAGAATACCCAAGGCATCATTCCTAGTCCTTGTGGGCCTAGTGTGACCAATAATGGTCTAGATATTTTTATTTCATCGGCATTTTCGCTTTCGAATCGAGCAATTAATTCTTCACCGTTAATTAGTTTCACACTAACTATATCACCATTGTCTATGGGTTTTTCAAGTAACATGATTTCCTTCTTTATCAATTTCTATCCATGTATGGTCACCTAACCATTTTACTCTACAAATATATTCATATTCTTCAGGTGGTCCTGTAAAGTATTCGTCGGCGCCATGGTGCACCAATCTGGTAATTTGTTTTTTAGTATCCCAGACTAACCAATATATGTGATTGTGATATATTTGAAAGTCATATTTTGCAGAATGCACTGCGTCAGTAATTTCTAATCTACGTTTAATCTGATTGGCCTGTTTTTGTAAAACAGACACTAATTCCATTATTCTATCATATTCCTGTTGTGCGTGTAGTCTAGCTACATTTAGCATTATATCCTTTTGCTTAGTAACAGGAACAAGGTCAAACTTTGGGCCACCTGCTTCTGTTGGATAAGGTGTAACATTTCTATTAAAAAATGTTACAAGATTATTATCTATAGTTGCATCATAGCTAGTTTGACCTTTTGCTAGATTTGATTTTTCAATCATCGCCGATTAATTTTTCCATTAGCTTATAGTGGGCATAAGCTTTACGTAATGCTTCATATTTTTCTAATTTTGCAGGATCTGGTTGTAGGATTGCTAACCGATCTTCTATCTTAGAAAATAGTTCTTCTAGACTACGACCTTTGAATTTAATATCACCTTCGAAGTTAGCATCACCTTTAACTTCTAATGTGCTTGGGGCGGCCGTGCCTACAGTGACCCAGGGTTGACTATACCCTGTTCCGTTGGTTGTAAATGTATAAGGTCCACTTAATGCACTTGAATTAACTGAAAGAGCACTGTCTGAATATGTAAAAGAATTCATTATACTATCTAAATCTGCTGTATCTGAAGAACTTATAGTTATAGTATCTTCATAATTGTTAGTAGACATTATTAACTCCGAGATATTCTTTTAATTCAGCAAATCCGCCAATCGTTTGACCATTAATAATTATTTGTGGTACTGTACGTGCAGTAGGAACACTTTCCATTAGTTCTTCTTTTGTCCAACCGTCGCCAATTTTACGCTCTTCAAAAGGAATTCCCTTTTGTTTTAATAATGCCTTGGCCTGATCACAATAAGGGCAATAATATTTGCTCCACACAATAACATTATTCATCAATTTCCTCCACTTCAACAATAATAGATGAGTCACACATTTCTTGTGCAACTTCTTCTAGGGTTTTTGCAACATCATCCGAAATAACAAATGATGTTGAATCGTTATCCTTAACTATTTTATTAAATTTTACCAAAATAGTTTTTGTCTGTATTTTTGCCATAATTTCCTCTTACAAATCCGGTAGCTCTTCGTATTCAACTTTATCACTCATGACTCCTATTACATAAGACGTTGATTCCGTTTCTTGCAAAGCAGCTTGTTTCTTATTGAGATTTACGTGTTTGTTAAACCAAGGAATAGGGCTAACTTTAGGATGATCTTCTAGATACTTAATGCCTATGTCTTTCAATCTCATAAATGCAGTATAGTCAACAAAGTCCTTTAATATTTGACTATTCAACCCTATTACTACACCTTTTTTAAACAAGTAATCTGCCCAGGCTTTTTCTTCATTTATAACCTCAAGATAAAGAGCATATACTTCTTCTTTGCATTCTTCATCGAGCTTTTGAAAATCTGGATCTTCCTTAACAACATTATTGATAATCCAAGCAGTCCAATCGGCGTGTAGAATTTCATCTTGCAATATCAAGCTGATTATGTTTCCATTACCAATATAGATCTTATTTTCTACCATAGCTAAAGATGTAGCAAATGACACCATAAACCTTAAAGCCTCTAATGCATAGCTAGCGTGTAATGCTAACCAAATAGCTTTCTTATGTTGATAAACATCAATAGTTTCACCTAATTCTTTACGGCAATTCAATAGATGTAGATCATCATAATATCTACCTATAGTAGCGGCCATTTCAATGATTTCTTTAGTATCATGAATTTTGTTAAACTCTTCTTTAGGAACACCATAGACGTTTCTAATAATGTGACTATAACTCTTACTATGAATACTGGTCTCAAAGAATCCCCAGGTCAATGTTAACGCTTCAAGTTCGGGAATACTACACACTGGTCCAAATACTTGACTAGGTGCTCTTCCTTGAATGCTGTCTAGAGCAGTTTGTCGTAATAGATTGCTAGTGAAGATATGTTTAATTGCATCACTTGCTTCTTTGTGATCAATCTTATCTTTAGTTAAACTGATTTCTTCAGGTACCCAAAAGAAGCCTCTTGCCAGTGTTTCAAAGTTTTGAAGTTTCTGATATTTGACTTCTTCGAACCTCTGTACAGTTACAGGTCCTTCCGGATCTAAAAACATTTTACGTTTTAGATAATTTGGTCTAACAGATA